GCGAGGCGCAAATTGGGCAAATTGTGGCGTCTATTCAGGAGTTTGGTTTCACCAATCCGGTTTTGATTGCCGATGATTCGACAATCATCGCGGGGCATGGCCGGGTCTTGGCTGCCGAGGCGATGGGCCTTTCGGCGGTTCCGTGCCTGCGCCTTTCGCATCTTTCTGAAACGCAGCGGCGCGCATATGTGATTGCCGACAACAAACTGGCACTCAATGCTGGTTGGGATGATGAATTGCTGCGGCTCGAGCTGGGCGCGCTGCGTGATGGCGGGTTCGAGATCGGGCTTGTCGGCTTTTCATCCGACGAGCTGGACGCGCTGTTTATTGGCGATGTGGACGAAGAAGGGTTGACCGGCGACGACGATGTGCCGGATGTCGGCGCGGTGCCGGTTTCGTGTCTAGGCGACATTTGGGTTCTGGGTGATCATCGCGTGATGTGCGGCGATAGCACGTCCGTGTCTGCGGTCGAGGATTTGTGCGGCGGCGATCTGGTGGACTGCTGTTGGACCGATCCGCCCTATAATGTGAATTATGAAGGCTCTGCCGGGAAAATCGAAAACGACAACATGTCGGACGAGGCGTTTCGGGAGTTCCTGCGCGGCGCGTTCATTTCGGCCTTCGCGGTGCTGCGAGCGGGCGGGCCGATCTATGTGGCGCATGCCGATACCGAGGGTGAAAACTTCCGGGCGGCATTTCGTGAGGCGGGGTTCAAACTCTCGGGCTGTTTGATCTGGGTCAAAAACTCGCTAGTGCTGGGCCGGTCGGATTATCAGTGGCGTCACGAGCCGATCCTCTATGGCTGGAAGCCGGGGGCGGCGCATTCGTGGTTTGGGGGGCGGGCTAAGACCACAGTTGCTGAAATGGCCGACGCTCCTTTCGTGATTATGCCGGATGGCTCGGTGCAAATCGAAGTGGGCGAGAGTTTCCTGCGCATTTCTGGTGACAATCTGATGGCGGAGGAGGTGCTGCCGTCGACGGTGCGGGCCGAAAAACCGCGCAGAAATTCCGAGCATCCCACCATGAAGCCGGTGGAGCTGGTCTTGGGCCAGCTGAAAAACTCGAGCAAACGGGGCGATCGGGTTCTGGATCTGTTCGGGGGCTCGGGATCGACGCTAATCGCCTGTCAAAAATCGGGGCGGCGGGCCCGGCTGATGGAGTTCGATCCGAAATTTGTTGATGTGATCGTGCGTCGGTGGGAGCAGTTCTCCGGTCGCAAGGCGGAATTGTTGGCCTCGGGTGAAACTTTCGAGGCGCTCGAGGCGAAACGGCGGCGCGAGCGTAAAAAGCGCGACGAGGTGGTGCGGTGACCGGGGCGGCAGCAAAATCTAAAAAAAAGGGGCGCGCGCTGCGCTATTCCTCGCGCAAGGTCCGGACGGTCGCGCATCGGACGGGAAACGCTGCCGAAACCATCGGGAAATTGGCTGCGGGCGATCGGGTGACCGGCGTCACGGCTGGCCAGTTTTCCTCGATCGATGCGCTCGAGCATATGGTGAATGAGCTGGGGCCTGCCGATGTCAGCATTTCGACCTGGACTACCGGTCTTTATGATGTCGCGCGGGCTGCCGAATTGCGCGCAAACCGGCTTTTGGGCTCGGTTCGGATGCTCATCGATCGCGGCACGTTTGAAAAATCGCCGCAGTTTGCCGGTCCTTTGATCAAGTCGCTCGGCGTCGATGCCTTTCGCTGCCTGTCGGTGCATGCAAAGGTCACGATCGTTTCTGGCGCGCGCGGATCTGCGGTGATGCGGTCCTCGATGAATTTGAACAAAAACCTGCGCACTGAGCAGTTTGATATCGATGTTTGCGACGAGGTGGCGGGCTTTTATTCCGAGTGGTTTGATGCCCTTTGGGATGAAAGCGGGCGCGGGCTCTCAAATCGTGAAATCATCGAGGCGGTGTTCGATCGGTTCGAGGCTATGGGCTTGGGCTCTGATGGGGCTATAGGCGCCAGCGATTCAGCGGCGCTTGATCTGGGCGATCTTGCGGGGCTGTCGCTCGATGCTGGTTTTGATATCGCGGAGCCGGGTGATCTGTGAGCGGCGGCAATCCCACGTATCCTGTCGCCACGATTGCAAAGCTGCTTTTGCTTTCTGAGCGGCGCATCCAGCAGCTGACAAAAGAAGGCGTTATTCCAAAGGCGGAGCGGGGGCGGTATGAGCTTGCTCCTGCGGTGCAGGGCTATGTGCGGTATCTGCAGGAGCGGGTGGCCGGTTCCATGCCTGCCGGGGGCGAGATCGACTACCACAAGGAAAAAGCTAGAAAAACCCGTGCTGAAGCTGATATTGCGGAAATGGACGCGGCGCTGCGAAAAGGGGCGACGGTCGATCTGGAAGAGGTCAGGCTTGGCTGGCAGAAGATCATCGGCGAGGTTCGTGCAAACTTGCTCGGGAATGCTCCGGTGCGTATCGCGGCTCGGGTTGCGGGCATGAAGGACGACGCTGATCTGCGGCGCGTGATTTCAGACGAGATTCGTCTTGCAATGCGCGCGGCGAGCGAGGTGAATGTGGAGGCGCTGTTCGATGGCAGTTCGGGTGAGCCAGAAGACGATTGAGGTCGCTGCCTCGGTCCTTGCTGGTTTTGCACCACCTCCTGAATTGCTGCCGTCCGAATGGGCCGAGCGCTCGGTCTACATTCCCGTGGGAAACGCCATTCCGGGTTTGATCCGGTTTGATAATGCGCCTTATCAGCGCGAGCCACTTAATATGACGGCAAATCCGGCTTGTCAGCGGATCACGCTTCAGTGGAGCGGTCAGGTTGGTAAAACGATGGTTGGGCTCTGTGCGCAGGCCTATAAAATCGAGCAAGACCCAAGTTCGCAGATCATGATGCAGCCCAGTCAGGGCGACCTGCAAACGTGGCTTGAGACCAAGTTTAATCCGCTCATCGATGCCAATAAAAGCCTGCACGCGCTGGTGGCAAAAGCGCGCGGACGCGATGGTGTCAATAACCAGCGCATGAAGTCTTACCCCGGTGGGTTCATCATGTTCTCTTGGTCTGGCTCTCCAAAATCGATGCGCGGTCGGTCGGCTCCCTTTATCGTCTGCGATGAAACCGACGGCTACGATCGCACGCATGAGGGCCATCCGGTCAACCTGCTTTGGCAGCGCGCGGCCACTTTCATGGACCAGCGCAAACTTCTGGAAATCTCGACGCCGGGTATCAAAGGGGTCAGCTGGATCGAGGGCCAGTTTGAGGCCGGTGATCAGCGCCGGTTTTATGTCGTTTGCGCACATTGCGACGTGGCGCAGCATCTTAAATGGTCTTCGGTCAAGTGGGATCGGGATGAAGACGGGCGGCATATGCCTGAAACGGCGGGTTATGTCTGTGAGGGGTGCGGCGTCGTTTGGTCTGATAATGAGCGGGTTGCTGCTATCCGGGCGGCTGAAAAGAACGGCGGCGGCTGGCAAGCAGAAAAGCCGTTCCGGGGCCATGCGTCGTATCATTTAAATGAGATGTACTCTTGCTTTCGGCGGCTTGGCGATATCGTGCAGTCGTTTTTGGAAAAGAAGGCGGCGGGCGATCTGCAGTCTTTTGTTAACCTGTCGCTTGCGGAAACGTGGGAGGAAGAGGGCGATCAGGTGGAGGCGGCTCCGCTTATGGCTCGGGCGCGGGCGTTTGCGGCGCAAGTTCCACAGGGCGCGGCGGTGTTGACGGCTGGTGTCGATATGCAGCGCGATCGCCTTGAGGTCGAGGTGGTTGGCTGGGGTCTTGGCGAGGAGAGTTGGTCTGTCGATTACCGTGTACTGTGGGGCGATCCGCTCCTGCCGGATGTTTGGGCTGATCTGGATGCGCTTTTGTCTGAGACCTTCCTTCACCAGAGCGGTGCGCAGCTGCCGATCGCGGCTGCCTGTCTTGATACTGGTGGCGATGGTGGGTTGACGTCTTCGGCCTATGATTATGCGCGGGGCAAACTCGGCCGGCGGATTTTTGCAATCAAGGGGGTTGGCGGCTGGGGCCGTCCGGTCGTTTCGGCACCAGCCAAGAAGCGACAGCGCAAGGCGCGGCCGGTGTCGCTGTTCACGGTCGGTGTTGATGAGGCAAAGCTGATTGTGATGCGGCGGCTCGACATTCAAGAGCCGGGGCCGGGGTATTGCCATGTGCCTGATACCCGTGTGCCGGAGTGGTTCTCTCAGGTCACTGCCGAAAAGCTGCGCACGCGGTTGGTCAAAGGGTTTCAGGTTCGGGAATGGTTCAAAACCCGCGAGCGCAACGAGGCATTTGACTGTCGCGTCTACGCCTTCGCTGCTTTGAAAATCCTAAACCCGAACATCAAGCGGTTGGTGGATCGTCTTGTTCCGGAGCCCGACGATGATGTCGCGCCAGTGGTGCCGCAACAGGCGGCGTCGGCTCCTCCGCCTAAAAAGGGGAAACCGCCAGAGGATGCCGGGGCCAAAGCGGGCGAAGGTACAGCCAAACGGCGGCGGCGCTCTGCGCGTAAGCGAGGGGCCGGGTGGATAAACTCTTGGTAGGGGCGCATGGCGGATCTGATTTTAGAAAGTATCAAGGCGGGGTTTCCTCTTAAAATCGGCATAACCTTGACGGCATTTCCTGCGCCGGAGTGGTCTTTGCTTTTGATCATGCGCGGGCCGGGGAAGATTGACCTTTCGTCGGCTCCGGATGGGTCGTCGCATTTGTTCGCGGCATCGGCGGCTGAAACCACGGCTTGGGCTGCTGGTCATTATTGGTATGAATTGCGTGCAACATCGGAGGATGATTTGCAGCTGGTCGAAGAGGGGCGCACCACGGTTCTGCGTGATCTAGCCTCGGCTGGCGTGTCTTTTGACGAGCGGTCGCATGCCGAGAAGGTTCTGGCCTCGATCGAGGCGGTGATTGAAAACCGCGCCACGATGGACCAGCAGTCCTATCAAATCAACAATCGGCAGCTGTCGCGCACGCCTATCGCGGATCTGCTGAAACTTCGGGCGCAGTATCAAGCGCAGGTTCGCAGCGCCAAAGCAAAAAAGCGGGGGCGCTCGCTGACGGGTCGTCGCCTTTTGACGGAGTTCTGATATGGGTTTTTTCAATCGAAAGAAGGCGCCAGTGCTGCGGGCCGATCCGGTCGTTAAAGTTGTTCCGTCCAACATTCCGAAGGTTTCCCGGCGCGGCACGCCTTCGGGCGGTCGCATGGTGTTGTCGCGGCTCTATGACGCGGGTGGGTCCGATCGGTTGACGGCCAGCTGGACCACCACGCCTTTGACTGCCGATCAGGTGGTGGTGCGAAACCAGCGGCCTTTGGTTGCGCGCTCGCGTGAACAGGCGGCAAACAACGATTATTGCAAAGCGTTTTTGCGCAAGTGTCGGCAGAATATCGTCGGGCCTCGCGGCGTGCAAATGCAGGCGCAGTCGCGCGATCAAACGGGGCAGCTTGATTCCGATGTGAACGAGGCGATTGAGGCGGGCTGGGCCGAGTGGTCAAAGCCTGAAAACTGCGACGTGACCGGCAAGCGGTCGCTTTGGGCAATCCAGCGGCTTGCGGTTACCACGGCTGCGCAGGACGGCGAGTTTATGATCCGGATCGTGACCGGCGCTGATGCGGGGCCATATGGCCTTTCGCTGCAGGTTCTTGATCCGCAGCGCTGCCCGGTGGATTTGAACGAGAGCGGTTTGCCGGGTGGGCATTATATTCGGCAGGGCATCGAGTTTAACAAGTTTGGACGTCCGGTGTCTTACCTGTTTCCTGCCTCGGATTGGGATTCTGTCAGCTATTCATTCGGCGGTACCAGCTTCACGCGGGTGCCTGCCGATTTTCTGATTCATGGTTTCTTGGAGGAATTGGTGGGCCAGAAGCGGGGCCTTCCTTGGGCTGCGACCAGCCTGTGGCGGCTGGGCATGTTGGGCGGATTTGAAAAGGCGGCGCTGGTCAACGCGCGGGCTGGTGCGGCCAAGGGCGGCTTTTTGGAATGGGAGGAAGGTTTCGGGCCGGATGATGATGATCTGGAGGATGAAGTCGAAGTTTTGGCCGAGCC